TTTGAAGAAGATATTGTTTCATCGGAATTTAATACAGAAAGTATACAATTTCTTGTTCCTATTAGTAAAAGATATTTCCTTTATACTCAATATAACCGCAGTAATCTATTTCTTTACGATACAGTATCAAATACAATTGAACATACTGAAGAGTTGTGTTCTGTTCTTCCAACAGCGTGGTGTTATGATTTGAGAAACAAAAATTATCCAATATTTATTTACTTTGCCTATTATATAAACAAACAACTATATATTACGAGACTTGATCTTCAGAATGCGATTATTGGTAGAGATGAAGTTGATATTAATTATTTTAGAACTATGGGCGTAGCAACAGTAAACGACTTTAAAAACGTTAAGGTTGACGAAACATATAAATCGCCGGGAAGTAGATTAGATTCTATAGCAGTATCTCATAACTATGTCTTTCTTGGTTATAATATGGGAAAGAATAATCCAATAAGTCAATTAGATTTGGAAGACGATTTTCTCTTCTCTTTTGACAAGGATTTATTTGATCGTGGAGAAACCATAACCGTATCTTGTAATGACAATAATTATAAATTAAATAAGAGTAAACTTCCGTTTATTCCGTATCAGAAAATAGATTGTTTCCGATATTATATTCATACCGGATATGAACTACAATATAACACTTATCATTATAACCAAGTCGGATGCGGTAAAGGAATTACACCAATTACAAATTATGGATATTTTAAGATACCATACGAAGTAACGATTAATAGCCAAGATTTAATGAATACGAAACCAAATACACAACTGAATACGGAAGCTGGATTCTATGATTTATATTCAAAGTTTTCAGATATTTATGATGTAGAAACAGTTGATTATCCTTTTCCCGCAGATTTCTGTACAAATACGCATACTGTTTTAATGTATTCTCCCGGATATTGTGGCTTTGCTCATGTAGATCAAAACGAAGAAGATAATGTTCTTCTTATCGGCTCTCTAGTAATAGTAGATTACGATAATAACATCGTAGGCTATGAGATCGCTTGTCCGAGTAAGGTATGGATGAACAGTTTAGATGAGTCTAATATCGTACTTGAAGGAGTGGGAGACATACAACATGATACTTATTCGCATAATGGATGTAGTATTATTGGTGTTTCTCTTCATTATACCGATGATGGTGAACAATTACCATTTGAATTTCACGTAGAAACAAATATTGATGTTGTAAGTAATGATAATTTAGATAAGGATACAGATCACGTATTCTTTGATTCCGATAATATTCCTAGAGATATTTTCTATTGTTGGAATGGAGTAGAACCAACTCAAACTTGGCACTATAAATTCTTTGATTTCACATTCACAAATGATGCTCGTAGAAGATATTTTCATTTAACTAAGTTCTTTAATAACGAAGAAGTTCCTTCGGATGGAAGCGCTAGATTTGCTCTCTTTGCTTCCGAATTGCCAATCTATAGTCCATCTAATCATTATAATCAGCGAACTCATTATTCTCTTTCTCGAGACGATAATCACGATGTACTTCTTACTCCTATAAACTATGACATCTGTTATCATCCTGCCGCTTATGTAAATTATAATGAAGCTACTTCAAATGACTTTTCTTGGGTAAATATGCCAGCTGATTTGATGAGTAATTCTATGGGAGAATTAAATGCGTATAAGATGTTTGATTCGTTGCGTGAAATTATGGTGTCAGTCTATTCAGATCAGATAGCTATTTATGACGTTACTGATGATTCAGAGCATGATATAGAAATAACGATGACTGGACTATTAGAGCATCATATAAGCAATATTACTTTTGATAGAGCAGATGGAAGTGCCTTTGATGTTGGAGATACAATTCGATATAAACTCTCTTTTGTTTACGATGGTATATGTATTTCACCTCTTACTAATAATTTTTGGGATTATACTGTATCAGATTCAGCAACCAATATTGAGATTACTTTTAATGTTAATATGGAATCTTTATATTTTTTTTCTCGTAGACTAACTGGATTACGACTCTATGCAGCGGAGATAATAGATGGCACAGAGCAAGAACTTTATCGCCTTGTAAAAGAATTAACACTTGATACTGAGACTTTTAGATATGACATTGAAACCTGTTTATATACTGCTTCAATAATAGATGATGGAACTCGTTATGCTTCGTTTAATATTGATGCTGGATATTCGGAAACAATGAAGAATGTAAGTGCAAAACGCAAATGTCAATGTGTATACAATGGTATGATATTTGCTGGAAATGTATCGTTCCCATTGGATCCTAAAGTCAATGTAAATACAGATAATCTAGTAATTCGTAGTCTTCCTTATCAGCCTTCCGTATTTAATTATCAGGAAGAGTATTGCGTTCTTGGATTCATACCAATTGCATTGATTCCATTCAATGGTAGAATCTACGCCTTTGGTAACGAAGAATATGCCATTATCAATGCTGATACTCTTGCTATAGAATATACGAGTAAGGCTTGTGGTATTGCACATCGTAGTCACGCAGTAGTTACAGATTATGGTATCTTTGTCTACTATAATAATAATCTATATGCTATAGATGGAAATAAAATAGTTTCAGTTGGCGATGCAATCAAAGAAAATAACTATGCTCCAACTACTGGAGAAGCTGAGAATTTTCCTTCATTTAAGTGGCTTAATCGTCGTATATTTGTAGACTATCTTCAGAATAGAAATGCTATTGTAGTAATAGGCGAAACTGCAGATACAACTAAGCTTCAAGATATTATTATCTTTGCTTATAGTCTGAGTACTGGAAAGTGGGCTACTTATACTATCGATACTCCCAGTAATTTCGACATAGTTAATCTCGAAGGAGAATATACTACTGAAGATGGATCAGTAGTAGTAACCGTATCTACTGATATTGAGACTGCAGAAGAACCTATAGAACCTATAAATCCGATTAATCCTCCGAATTTAAAAGGAGCAGTTATCCCTTCGCCGGGAGGACAGTTAAGTAGTAGTAGATTATCTACGAGACCTTATTCTGGTGATCGTTATCTTACTACCTACGTGTCTTCTCAGAAACTATTTAGTACAGACCAGGTTTATTACAAAGATAAAAACAGAACGATGGAATTAGACTATGTCATAGATTTCGGAACTAAGAATAAGAAGCAGATATATGACATTCAAACTTACAATGGTAATACTCGTGTAGAATCAGAAATTTATATTGACAATAAACCAGCAAGTGATTATTATAATAATATGATAGCGAAATCAGTGTTTCGCATTTCGATAAAAACTAATAAACCTATATCGATGATAAAGTATGTAATTCGTACTTTTGTAGTCAAGGAGGAAAGATGAAACGAGTAAGTTCGTATAGAACGATAGCCTCGTTTGAAGAGATTAATAGAGAGCTTCATCGAATCTGGAATAAGATAGATGAACTAGATAGAAAACTCCAATTAGTTGGAATTGGTAATACTAACATCGAGGAACAAACAACGAGTAATATTCGTCTTGCTCAAGTAAAAAGTGAAGGTGGAACGAAGTGTTATCTTGAAGCGAAGTTCCCAGATGGTTGGGCTCGATTAAATATTCCGTTTGATTGGATAAAGAAGGTGGAATAATGTCACTACTAGGAAATGCACTTTTCGGACCGAAGAGTTTGAGTGGTTATAATCAGACTCCGGATCAGCTAACTCAAGCGTATACCCCACAGACTTATTCGGTTGATACAAGTAGATATAATGCTCTTGGAGAAGAGTTCCTGAATCCATATAGTTCTAGAAATCGTGGAATGTATAATGATCTTAAGAAGATGGGAGTAGATGCGGCAGCTCAGCAATATCTTAATAGCATGCGAATGCAAGCTGCAGGTCAGAATCCATTTGCTACAGGTCAATTACAATCTTCGCTTGCAAGTAATCTCGAAGGAACAAGACAAGCCTATAACAGCTATCTTAATAATGCTTATCAAACCGGAACTGGATTATTAGGTTATGGACTTCAGGGTAGTATGGCTAATGCTGCGGCTCAGAATGCAGCAGCAATGCAAGGTTCTCAAGCGGCATTGAATTATGGATTACAGAAGATGCAAGCAGATGCGACCATGCAAGCAATGCGAGCTCAGAATAAGACTAGTTTCTGGGGTGGATTATTAGCTAATGCTATAGGTGCAGCTCCAGCCGCAATATTTGGTCTACGCCAACTTTAAGGAGGTAGAAAATGCCGGGATTTTGGGATTATCTTAGTCAAACAGCAGATAGATATAATCAGATAAGATCTAATTTAGAGAAAGAGCAAACAGAACTTGCAAATATGTATGGAACTCAGTTAAATAATATGTATAGTAATGCGATGAGTGGAATAAATTTAATGGGAGGCTTACTCGGACAAAAATTAAATACTCTTCTTGGTTTATATGGAACTCAAACTAGTCTGGAAGAAGGAGAGAGAAATAGACAGAATCAGATATATTTAACTAAGTTAACTGGAGAGCAAGGATTGGAGCAAACTAAATTAGCAGAAGGTATGCGTGGTTTAAACGCAATAAATTTAGAAAATACATCGAGTAAGAATAAGTTGAGAGAGATAGAATATCAAACTAAATTAACCGAGGAACAAGCAAAAAGAACACAAGCCGAAAATGAAGCTAAATTATTAAAAGCAGAGAAAGAAGAAATATTAAAAGAACCTCTTTATACAAAAGAATATAACAAAGGTTTGGAAATAATAAAGAGTAATAAGTATACGCCAATTAATGGGAAAGTATATATAAGCGATAAAAAAGAATATGAGATAATGAGAAAGATGTGGGGATATAATTATTATCCATATAAACCAGTAAGGAGAAAAAAGTAATATGCCAGTAACATTAGAAGATGTGCGAAGAGAAGCCATACCACTAATTAAACAGAAATATCCGAAATATAAGTCGGATTATGATACTATTATATTCAATTCTCCGGACTATTTAAAAGCGCCAGAGAATTTCTCTGGATATTTTCCGGGAACACAGGGACTTGCGCAAACATATCAGAGTTATGGATTGGAGCAATCTCCACTTTTTCGACAATATATGCAAGAACAGTATGGATATAATTATACACCAACTGGTACAACTACAGGAACAACCTCAGGAGCACCAGAAGAAAACATAGTTAATACACAGACACTATTGAATACTATAAATGCGCTAACTGGTAATTATGACAAATTTTCCGGTTCTGTTCAGCAATATATAGAGAATCAAGGAAAGTATCTAGATCAATATCAGCAAGTACAACAATTACTTATGAAAGCCATATTGCATAATATGTATCAACCAAAGATGACTGGTAATCCATTCTTGGATGCGATAACAAATTATACTTATACTCGTCGTTTAGTACAGCCGGACTATCAATTCCGTGGGCTTTTAGGAAAATATATAGCAAAGAAATATGCTACAGTTAAAGCAGCTCCGGAACAAATACCACCGACGTATGGTCCACCAACCGAGCAAGAATTTAATAGACAACAATATATTACAAATAGATTTAACTTAGGAGAATAAAATGGATTATAATCAATTAGCAAATATGCCGTTCAATACTGGAGCTTTAATGCTGAATGCGGCTCAACAAGCAGATATGCAAAGAAATATAGCTCTTATCGCTCGATATAATCAGGATCCATATTCGTTGAGCAAAGAAGAAAGAGCACGAGCAAAATATTATGCACAACAATATGGACTAGATACATCCGGCGGAGATTATGCAAAGAACGCTTCTATAGGCAGACAAGCGCTTGCTCTTGGTGGCGGATTACTCGATGCACTTCTCTTTGGAATACTAAAAGATAGTTGGTATAGTAATGAAGACACTAAGACAGCCAAGAACATAGGTAAGGCAGCGGGCTTACTCGCATCTTTCTTGCTTCCTTGGAGTTTTCTTAATGCAACGAAGGGAGCGAAAGCCGCAATTGGCGGAGCAAAAGCCCTTACAAAGGGAGCAAAGGCTGGTGCTGGTGTAGCGAAAGCAGGAAAATCGCTACAAGAATTATTTGGTGGAGCGAAAGCATTGAGTACTGGAGCGAAAGCCGCAAAAGAACTAAGTACTGGAGCAAAAGCTCTTGGTGCAGCTAAGTCAATTGGTTCTGGAGCGAAAGCAGCACTTGCAACAAATGCCGCAGTAAGAGAACTTTATGCCAATATGTCCGCATCTCAAGCTCTTGCAGAGATTGCAAAAGCACTAGTTCGTGGTAGTCAAATTGCAGGAGTAACTCAAGAGTTTCTTAATCCTCTAATGAATCAACAAGAAGAAATAGATATGATGTATCCAATGACTGCATACGGTATGCCTATGCTTCCTCAATAAACGATATGATGCAAACACCACAATACTTTGTTCCAAGGATGAATCGGAATCTTACGGAACAATACCTGAAATATTATATGAAAGAACCTGAGCGATTTAATCCCACTCAGGTTCAATTTCTTAAGCAGCATGCCGCTTATTATCAACTTCCATTCCGTGAAGTAACTGAGGATGAAGTACACTTTAATCTATTCCGTGCACTTCGTTATCTTGGTGAAGGTTGGCTTCAGGGATTTACTACTCTTAAGATAGGCGAACAAGCCCCTCCTAATCCGTGGGAAAGAGTGACAAGAGCAGTTGGTCAAGCTGCAGGTTACGCTGGGTATCTATTGCCTATCGGTCCATTTAAAGGCGTAGCCAAAGCAGTATCCGCAAGATCAGTACCACTTCTTGTTTCTAATGCAGCAATGAAGAAAGTAGTTCCAACAGCTACGAAATATGTAACCAGCTTAACTACTAAAGTCGCAGCAGAAGCAGCTCTGGGTAAGATGGGTGCAGTCAATAGTGCACTCAAATTCTTAGGTAAACCAGTTGTAGGCGATGTAATTGAGGGTGCTACTCGTCTTGGAATAGCTGGTGCTGTATCTAATTGGCAGAATGGTATAGATGCCATGCTTCACGGTTTCGCTGGTGGTGCCTATATGGAAGCGGGAGATAGACTTATCGCTAATGCTCTTGGTACGCTTATTGGTGGTCCTTCTGCTGGATTGAGTACTCAAGCTATTGCTCGAACTATTACTGGTGCGATGTGGAATGGTCTTCCTTCAACTATGCGAAGAGAGACTACGCCCGAGCAGATCTACGAATATCTTATAGGGGGCTTCTTCGCATATCGTGATAGACCTGTAACTGAGAAGCAAGCATATAAGTTAATGCAACCTTATTGGAAACCTACATCAAAGCTTCCGGATACACCAGAAGAAATCAATGGTTATGCCGAAGCAGATCCTCGTACTCAGAAAGTAGTGCGAGAGCTATTCTATAGCACTATTGGCAGTAAAGAAGCAAGAAACTTTCTCGCTATTAAAATAGCTGAGGTTATACCGAAAGAGTATGGAATTCCCGAAGAATTAATAGATAAAACTCAGAATACTATAGAGTCTTGGCAGAGAGAAGTCGCTGCCGTTAAAGAAAGACAAGCGGAACTATTAGAGAAACAACAGAATCTTGCTAATCAAATAGCAGAAGCCACTACTGAAGAACCGACAAAGCCTGCACTTATAACTCCAGAGCCACTACCACCGGAAGCAATTAAGAGTCTTAAACCAGTAAAGACTAGAATATTCGATCAGGATACCAAAGATATTTTAGCTGGAAAGAAGACTACTATCACTCGCTCTATTACAACTGCTAAGAATATTGGTTTAGAGTTTGGTGAATCTGGACTAATAGAGATAAGAAATAAGCGATTTAAGATAACTAATACTGGTACTGATAAAGCGACTAAGGTTGTTACCTACTCTATTGAACCACTTACTGTTCAAACAGTACTTCCACCACCAACTCCAGAAGAAGCTGCTGCTCGTGCTCAGCAAGCCGGAATGAAGAAAGCTCAGGAAGAATTGAACGAAGTAGAAAACAGGATACCAGATCAGCTAATCAAAGCTATTCAACAAGACTTTGCCGAATATGGATTTCCCGCTATTGATGATGCAACTGCGAGAAGTATCATTCTCGGCTATAGAGATGCAAGAAATAGATTAAAAGATATACAGCGTGGTGTAACTAAGCTTACTGAAATAGTTCCAGAAGAGTATTATACTGCAGATGGTTTCCGTACTGCTCAACTCTCTCTTTCTACTGTTATTGTAACTGATGGAGAGAATGAATTTAGTATTGCTGGAAGAAAAGAGATTAATCCAGACTTTATTAGTAAAGACGATGTAGTTGCTTTTATTCCTACTCAGGGTAAGGTTACACCCGACATTGAGAGAATACGTAATATCACGAAAGCAGAAGCTACAGTTATTACACCAGATGCATTTGATCGTGGTTCGGATCCATATTGGAAAGACTTTGAGCAATATATGAAAGCTCAGGGCTATGATGATAAAGATACTGGTATCTGGATAAAGAATACTGGAGTAAATGCAGATAGTGTTACTCAGCGAGAACTATTTCGTGCATTTATGTCGGACGCAATAATAAAATCCAATACACCGGAGACTAACTGGGATCAGCAACTTGCTCGTTCTTTTAAAAGAATCTTACCCGAAGAACAAGCAACTGATGATAATGTCAAGAAGATAACTAATGATTTCATAACCGAAGTCGGTAAGAATCCGGATAAGCAAACGCTATACAAATGGATAGATAAGAACAAGGATCGTTTCCGTGAGAATCTTACCGATAGCGATTATGCTGTCTTGAATAAATATGTCATTATGAAGAAATACTATGACTATACTGGAGATAACTACTATATCAAACACGATAGAACTAGACTTCCGAGAACAGACATAGTAGTCGATTCTTTTGAAGTACAGCCTATTCAATATGGCGAAGTAGTCGGTGGTAAGAAGATGTCGCAGTTATTACCGAAGGATCGACCCATATTCCGATTAGTTCGTGGACTATCCGAGAGAACTTCTTCGCCTCTTAAGACTGTTACTTGGCATGTAGCACCAGACAAGATTGAATCCGCTATGCCAAACTTCTATGCCGAATTTCAGCAACTACGAAGTAATGGTATGTTCAGTAAAGTATTTACGGAGATGGAGAAAGGATATGAAGATCCGAATATAGTAGATCCAACTACTGGTAAGAAAGTAGTAAATAAGTATATCTATATCGGCGGTAGAAATGATAAAGGCGAATTCAATTTCGTAGTTAAACATCCAGAAACGGATACTCTTCAGTTCCAACGACTTCAAGAAGAAATTGCAAGATATACTAATACTTCAATCGAAGAAGTAAGAAGACTACATGAAGAAGACTTTCAAAGATTTATAGATGAAGTAATAGGCAGAGAATCATATGAGTCTAATCCAGAATACTGGAAACAATATTACGAGACTCAATATAAGAATACTCTACTTTACCTACGAGATTTCAATCAGGCTACGGATTTTAGCTTTATTAACAAGCCTGGCTTTATTAACTCTGCTTCGAATCTTAATAAGCGATTTCAGATTATCTTTAATCAAGGTGCCGGACTTCAGCCAGAGGACTTTATCGCCGATCCCGGTGTAGATCTCAAGAATATCAGAGTAGTAGTAGCTGATGTAAAACATGCGATTAAGTCCAAGCAAGCAATCGATCCTACAGTAGAAGAAGCTATAGAAGATGGCAATGTCTATGTATCTCAACAGTTTTTAGATGCTATCAATGCTTCTGCTGGACTACCAGTATCGGGTAGAACCAACAAGAGCTTTATCGTCCATTCTGATTCCGAAGGCGGCATGATGCTTGGTAAATATCTTATGAAGGTAGCGTCTCCACAACTTCAAGAATGGATGAAAGCTAATGGTGTAGATATGGTAGCAGATGATAATGCGATTAAGCAACTTGGTGCGAGAAATAAGACACTTCTTCGTGTAGCAGAAGATGGAAAGATAGTTGCAGATAGTGATGTTAGTGCTTATTCTATAGACATAAACGATATAAAAGTAGTACTTACTGAGATAACTGATGCTGCTGGTATTAATCATGTTAATCCACTTACAAAGCAGATGCTAGTTCATCTCAATCAATCCAAAGAAGTAAGAAACGATATTATCCAGAATATTCTTGTAAGAGGTGCAAGAGGTAATGACTTTGTAAATCTCAAGTATGACGATATTCTTAAGAGAAATGAGTATACTGATGAGGACTTGAAGTATATATCAGAGCATATAGATGATGTCTCTATAGATCGTATATCTCAGATGTTATATTCCGGAAATACAAAAGTAATTAAAGCTATAGTAAAGAAGATAGCTAATATCAATGATCTTAATGATATGTTTGACGAGATTGAAGGATTTGCACCAGACGAATTCTCTACGAAACAGAGTAGTTATCAGAATGTAATTGATACTCTAGTCTCTATGAAACACGATATATCTCTTGCGGATAAGTTTGCCGTAAGATATATCTCTTCGCTATTCAACAAATATGTAGTCAAACGTGCAATGCGTCCCAAGATAGGCAACTCAGTATACAAGATAAAGAATCGTGGTTGGGCATTTGAGAATACTCAGATTGCAAGAGATGAGTTTATGCTTGGACGTAATCTACGAGAACTTAATATCGAACTCAATAACAAAGTTTATAAACTAGGAGAACTATGGGAGATAGCGCAAGGCAGAAGAAAGCCTCCGAAAGGACTTTCTCGTGGTTTTATTCAAGACTTCTTTAATCATGTAGCAGTTCAACGAATACCACAGGATAATCCAGCGGGTATGCAGATACTTAGATTCAAAGGTTTTAGTGATATAGATAGCAATGAAATAATGATTCATTCTACTTCAAAAGAAGTTACTGGTGGTTCCGATGATGATGGCGATAGCTATTATCTTTGGTTTGCTGGGAGAAGAGATGATGGTTCTGGAAAGGGTATGAAGCTTAGTTGGCTGAAGGAGATGAAGAAGAATAACGATATGTGGCGTGGTCAGAAGATCAAGCAATATCAAGATGAATCCGGTAGAAAAGCAGACGAAGAAGTCTTTGGTGCGATCACTCCGCAACGAGAACGATTAAAACAGATAATGAGCACTCCGGTTCTTCTAGGAGCGCCGGGCACTACGGCAAAGACATCGCTTGCCACGACCTATGCAAGGAACTTACTTGGTATTGTAGTAAATAATACTACTGCAATGAAGCAGGCGTATTATAATGCGCTTGATACCGGAATGCCAATTATAGTATCAACTGATATAGGTAAGTTTGAACTTACACCGAAACCGGAAACGGATCCAGAAGTAGATTGGGCAATTCGTAAGATTGCGGTAGCAATTACGAAGGTAGCTGATCCAACTGACTTTGATGAAGTTCCTGATTTCAGTGAGCCTGCTGCTAGAATTCTATTTAATCTATTCGATGTAAAGATGAATGGCAAACCTATTACCTATGATACTATGCAGAAGATGGAACCCATTGGTAAAGGTAAAGTTAATCCAGCGGTATATCTACATAATATAGCACTCTCACCATTCCGAAAACTCAATACTGCACTTTCTGGAAGATATGATTATTTTACGACTAAGTCCTATATAGAATCGTTTAATCGTACATTTGCTAATAGTGCTACCTATTTCAGCGGAGTAGCTCGTGCACTTGGTGGAGTAGACTGGAACTTCGATCTTACTAGCGTTGTAGGCAACAGACTTCCCTATATGTATCAAACTCTTCAGAGATTAACTATGGAAGAGAGAAAGCATGGTGCACCGAATTGGGAACAGATAATGCACGAGATGACACGACATCCAGTAGTTATTAGCGACTATAGTGAAGTAGTAAAATACATAGAAAGTAGTGATTCCAAGAAACTAAAAGGCTTTCTCAAAGATATTCAGAGAGCGATAGAATATCAGAAATCCGGAAAGAAATACAATGGTGTCGAGTCTTATGCCGAATACGATGAAGCAACGGATACAGTAAGATTATTACTTGGTAAGAGTTTCTTAAATAAATCTCTATGGACTACGGATAGATTATTAGATATCTATAATGATATGGTTGCTATAAAGCGTACTTCGGATTTATCTCCAGAGAAAGTAAAGAAATTTCTCGAGAAAGCCAAAGATATTCTTCCCAAAGACGATCTCAAGGGCGATCCCTACGAAGTCTATGGTAAAGCAAGAGCCAAGATATTAGAGCTCATTCAGCAAGACTTAATCGATATGACAACCTATATTGCTCTGAAAGGCGTTAGTAAGCAAGCATTTGAAGCAGATAGAGACTACTATATAAAGACACTATTCCCGAAGATAAACGAGATATTCCGCAATGTAAACGCTTACAAATCGAAGATATCAAGAGATGATACTGGTGAAGTATCGGTTCCTATAGAGATAGCTGATATTGATCAGAAGTGGTATCGTAGATCACTTGATCCGACTATGCAGAAGATACACGACATATTTATGATGGGTAGTTTTCAGGCGAAGCTTCCGAACTCATATATGCGTGAAGTCTACAAAGATAAAGATGGCAATATTATAGGCAAAGAAAACATAGAAGACTATGTAGAGCGTATATATCAGCAACGTAATGCTACGAATCATTCGAATATGGGACTTGCAACTTCGGTAGTTCCATTCGAAGTAAAGGAAGCATTCTATGGTATTCAGCAACGCTGGCTAGATGAGATAAATAAGTATATGTTTAAGCCCAATTCTCAGGTTATCTCAAAAGCTCTAGCACATCCGGAAGCTACACTTCCAACTAAGAAAAGCGAAGAAGCCGAAGTTATCCCGAAGAGCTTAACGCAGTTAAAGAGAGAATATAAGAGAGTAACTAATGAGCTTAATAGATTACAAGAGAAGGAGAAATCGCTAGATAAATCGCTTCGTTTAGTCAAAGTAGATGATGTATTTAATCTTATAGGTGAGAAGAAGCGTGTATTCATGGAGCAAGCGAAGTTAATATCCAAGAAACCAGAAGAGTATGCAGGAGCAGATAAGCTCAATTTAGATAAACTTATCGCTAATATCAAAGCCAACTTAGAATACTACGGTTTTCCAGAGAAAACAGATATTCCTATAGAAGGGCTTACTCGTTTTTATTTTAATAAATCTATGTCTCAGATGACTATTCAGGATTGGCAAACTTTTGATAATATACTTACTAACATGCGAAAACCTACCTTTATTCAGAAGATATTTGGTGACAAATATGGAGAACAGCCATGGATTCGTAAGATAGATTACTTCCTATTTCCAGAAGCTATAGATAAGAGATTACTTACTCAGTCCGGGATGAAAGCTAATATGGTAAAGACTGCCTATGTTGCTCAAGACGGCTCTATTCAAGAAGGATGGGCATTTGCACCTACCTCCGTTATGGGCTCACTTCAGAATACGGTAGGCAATATTCTCTTTGAAGGTACTCGTCAAGAAGAACAGCTTGCCGGCAGATTCTCACAAGAGATCGAGCCCTATATAGAGCAACCCGGTATCTTTGGTAGAAGAATATGGGAATACGAATCTATAGTACGAGATCAGCATGCTGCAGAAGTTCTTAGTGAATGGTATGCACTTCAAGGCGATCTTGAGACTTCGGATCTATTTGCAAGAGATGCAGTATATTACAAAGATAAAGCAGAATCTTTTAGAAATAGATATATGGATGTCTTTATTCGGAAGTATAGAATCAATACTGGTACAGAGATACTTGAACTTACTGGTGATGAGATTCAGCAGAGAATCTCGGACATAGTAACTAAGTATAACGAAGAAATCTCGCATATTCAGCGTGGTATTCTCGATGATAATAACGAGAACATTTATCTAAAGAGATATAGAGTAACACCAGCAACCTTATTCGGTGAAAAAATAACTCGTAGAATACTTGGTGGACGCAATATCAATGAGATGATGAAAGATATAACTCTTTTTGATACGAATAAGTTCCAGCTTGATATGCACGATCTCTTAGCGAAGGGCAAGTCGTTTCCTATGCAAGAGCTTGGTATAGATGGTATCTATCGTCTTTCTCAGAGTGCTGCGATTCAGCAAGAGATACTAGAAGCAGATAGAGTAACTAAAGACGATGATGGTGAGTTTAATAATATGCTAGTCGATATTATTAAAAGTCATATCGATGATCAGCCGCCTTGGACTGGTGAACTACCTTACGAATACTATTATCCGCATCGTGGCGAGGATATAGTACAACTAAAAGAGAAATTACTTCCTAAGATTCAGGATGTAGTAGACAAATTCCAAGCGATAATAACTGAAGAAGAGGATGTTAATAGGAAACTTCACGAGTTAGTTCCAGACGAAGAAGCCATTTATACACTCAATGCAAAACAGCAGGCAGAATACGAAAGATTAATAAAGTTGAGAGAACAGATATTATCCAAGAAGTATGATCTTTCTTATCTCTATCTCAATCTTAATCAGCGTATACACTCTTCCGAAGAGATGTTAAGAATAGATGAGCATATTCATAATGCAGATAGAATACATGAATTAGCTATGGAGAATCTACGTAGAAGTGAAGCAAAGAAGACTGCATATCAGAACGATGCTATGCTCTGGGAATTAGCTGGAAAGAAACGTCTTTCTTCGCAGGAGCGTAGATCACCAGAGATCATAGACTACAATCGTGTACCGGAAGAGTATATTAATCATAACAAAGATGTACTGCGTACATTTCATAAGAATATGGCGTGGCTACTTAGTAAGTATATTATCACAGATGCTGAGATAAATAACGTATATGGTGATGCTACAGATTCGTGGGTAAAGTTCTTTAAGTTATATGTCAATGATTCTCTCGGTAATCCCAATGTAATAACTCAGGATATGCTTAGTGATCCCAATATGAAACTAAAACGTAATCCATATCTATTCTTTACGGATTCTTATCAAGCTAACTTCTTATATAAGTTGGGTAAGATGACTGGCATTATCAAGACTAGCGGAGTAATACCACCGGAACTTCAGAGAGTAGATTACTGGACACTAAACAGAATATCTCAAGCTGAAGCACGTTATGAGATGGCATCGCTACTTGCGCATACTAAGTCTATGGTATCGAATATGTTTGGTGGTACTCAGATGACTGCTATCTCTGCTGGATTAGATAATATTAAGAAAGCTAGAGATATGGACTATATTCGCAAGACTTTCTCGCCCACATTCAAGAATAGAAATGATCTCAAGCGAGCAGTAGCAGAAGAGGGTGTTATCGAAGAGTATCTAATAAACGAAGCAGGTGGTATGAATATCAACGTTACTGATTCTCTGAAGAATTTCTTTGATGATTACGCTAGAAAACTTGCAGGCGATGAAGTCTTTGATGATGTATCGCTGAGAGCATTGGCAAAGAAGCATCATGTCTCCGATGCACTCTATAGTAAAGTCTCGTGGTTTATGCGAGCACCCGAAGTAGAACTTCGTACCGATGCGTTTATGGCGCACTATATCCAGTTCTATAATATGTTTAATGGTGCTCTCGAAGGATACTATGATGAGCACGGAAAGTGGCGATTTAATCCTATACTCAGTAGATTAGCCAAAGACGGTGTGAAGTGTACTCAATTCCTCTATACTGCTCCGTATCGTCCAGCGATTGCACGAAGTGCTATGGGCAAGGTGCTTACTCGCTTCCAACTTTGGACTTATAATTCTATTAACACCAGAAGTAAGATGTATGAGCAAGCTAAGATCTATGGTTTCCGAGAAGGCACAATGGAGATGGATAAGTTCCAGAGAATGATGGCAATGGATCTTATTACGCTTGGTCTAGCGAATGCGTTTATGTTTTCACTCTTCGATTCTGCGCTTCCGGCACCATGGAGCTGGTTAAAGGATATGTCGGAATGGATATTCGGAGATAAGAAAGAGAAGCAATCTGCTTTCTTCGGCACTTATCCGTATTATGTAGCACCACTTCAGATAATATCACCACCCATTATCCGAGCATTTCCCACAATGATAACATCTATGATCTCAGGAGACTGGCAAAAGTTCACTGATTATACGATGTGGACAATGTTTCCCTTTGGTCGATTGGCGAGAGATTTACACAAATCTTATCTAAATCCAAAATCTTTTATTGACAGAATGACAGGGTTACCATTTAGTAACATGCAAGGCTTCGGAAAGGAGCCCCAAGAAATATGAAAGGAGAAGAAAAATGAAACTTACCACACTCGGTGCAGCAGATGCACTTGGCGCACCCATCCCGGTATTTATACCGGACACATATCGTACTCGGATTATTCAAACCACAGCTGGAGTAGTAACTACTCTGCCATTTGATAGTTCCGAAGAAGCAAGACCGTATGTAAAGATTACTGCTACTCAGGAAGCTGCAGAGACTGACCTCTATCTCTATGCTCTGGGCAACGTCTATGAAGCGAATCATATTCAATTGCATATCACTGTTGAAAATGCCTCTGAAAGTTATTCAA